TAATATAATGGTTTGGGATTTGATATTAAACCAAAAGATAATTTAAACGCAAACTTTAATATCAAAATAAAAAAGGAGAATACAAAATGAATAAACATATCAAAACTCGGAATGATTGGCTTATCGTCTTATTGAATGATGATTCTTCTCGGGACATTATAGACAAGGCATTAAGCGAGGCAGTTCAAAGAAAAGAACTAAAATTAAATGGTTGGAGATATGATACTGAAAAAAGAATGCTTATTTTTGACGGATACCCAGAGCAAACAATCACAAAAATATCTTTGATTATTTCGGGTTGTCAGGCACTTGGATTAATTCAAATAGACAAGACGGGAATGTTTTAAAATAGGAAATGAAAAGAACGATAAAAATAAAATTCTTAATGTTTAAAAATATATATAAAGACTGCTAATTATTAAATTAGGATTGATGTTTCTTTAGGCAGCCATTGCCGGCACCTGTTGCCTGAAGAAAGTTGCAGGATGAGAGGTCTTTGCAGGCTGAGTATATGCTTAACGTGAGCATACCGGTGATGTTTTAATCAATCCACGCAATTCCGGCATATTCTGCAAGATTTTTTAAAAATATATATAAACTATTATTAGTTATAATAATAGAGGTGGGTTTTTTAATATCACCTCTTCCCACCTCGTTTATAATGATACAATTAGATGACTGGCAGCAAAAGGTTCTTGATGCAGACGGTAATCTCTGTCTTCGTAGTGGAAGGCAGGTGGGCAAGAGCACAATAGTTTCTATGAAAGCAGGAGAGTTCGCATTAACCCATCCAAAAAAAGTTATCCTCGTGATTTCAGCAACAGAGCGGCAGTCCTATCTTCTGTTTGAAAAAATCCTTGGTTACATCTATAATACAAGAAAAGCGTCAATAAAATCAGGAAAAGACCGTCCTACAAAGCACAAGATAATGCTGAAGAATGGCAGCGTGATTCATTGTGTCCCAACAGGAGAGACAGGATATGGAATAAGAGGTTTTACAATAGACATGCTGATAGCAGATGAAGCGGCGTTTATACCTGAGGAAGTTTGGGAGGCAGTTACTCCGATGCTGGCAGTGACAAAGGGCGATATAATTCTGTTAAGCACTCCTCACGGAAGAGAAGGATATTTTGCAAGATGCTTTCAGGATGACACTTACACCCAGATTCATGTCAGCTCGGAGGAATGCCCGAGAATAAACAGGGAATTTCTTGCTCATGAGAAATTAAGAATGACGAGACTGCAGTATTCTCAGGAATATTTGGGCGAATTCTGCGATGAACTTATGCAGTTCTTTCCGGATAATCTGATAAAAACATGCCAGACAGGAAAGAGAGTGCAGTTTAATTCCAAAAATGTTTATTTCCTTGGAGTTGATGTTGCACGGATGGGCGGTGATGAATGCAGTTTTGAAATAATTGACCGTACAGACAGGAGCAAATTGCGTCATGTTGAAAATATTACACAGGTGAGAAATCTTATTACAGATACAACAAGGCAGATTATATCTCTGAATAAGGCGTGGAAGTTCAGGAGGATATATCTGGACAGCGGAGGAATGGGGGTCGGAGTGTTTGATTTCCTGATTGAAGAACCTGATGTGAAGCGGAATTTAGTTTCTATTGATAATGCAAGCAGAAGTCTTACTCCAAGCTCTGAAGATAAGCAGAAAGTAAAACGTTTGTTAAAAGAAGATTTATATAATAATCTTCTGAATCTGATGGAGAGAGGGGAGATAGAATTGCTGGATGATGCAGAAGTATTTCAGAGTTTAAAGTCAGTTCAGATTGAATTTACAGAAAAGGGAAATCTTCGTATTTTTGGAAGATATACTCATATTGCAGAAGGACTTATCCGTGCTGCATGGTGCGTTAAAGACAAAAGTTTAAATCTATTCGTTTATTGATTATTCTATGGGGAATTTTACGACATCAGGTTCTGTATGCGAGAAAGCAGGTGCTAATCGTTCGACTGCAATCACAGAGGCTCAGTTTAACAGGTATATTTCTGCGTCAGAATCATCTATATGCGGGGCAGTAAGATACGACTGGATTGCAAACAGCGGGGCAATCTCGGCTAATTTCCTGCCTATCTTCGAGAATGTTGCATCAAATCTCGCTGCAATAAAAGTTATAAATTTTGATATGGATGCAATAGGAAGAGCAACAGCAGAAGACAGAGTTAATGTTTTATATGATGATGCTATGAAAGATATTGCAAAATTAAAAACAATGACTCAGGGTCAGAAAAATCTGAATTAAGATGGCATTAAGTCCGCAGATTCAAAAAGTTGTAGGTGGAGGAGCAGTTCCATTAACTAATTATGATTATATTGATATTGCCGACGGAACAGGAATTGTAAATTTTTATCTTGGAAATTCCTACCAAAATGGAGCATCTGCTGCACTTTTATCAAGAACTATCTGGTATCCAACAACAAAATGCTATTCACGATATAAATATCTGACAGTATCAGGAGCTGGTTTTGAGACAGTTCAGGAAATGGATTTTGATGTCCAGCTGAACACTCCAAGAATAATCAGCGGCAAGGCATTGTTAAATGTCACTACAGGAATTAATATAAGTGATATAACCGCAGGAACTACACATTTTAAATTTTTAAATGCAAGACTGAGAAAATGGAATGGAACAGCTGAAACAGAGATTGCACAGGCATCCGGGAATATGATTGCAAGAACTGCCGGAGAGGCAGCAATGTATTATAATCAGGAGGTTATTCAGATAACTGTTCCCCAAACAACTTTTAAAACAGGGGAAGTTTTAAGACTTACATTAGAGCATAAAGGAATGCAGTCAAATGATGTTGGTTTGATGAGCATGGCATGGGCATATGATCCTTATGGACGAGCAGCATCAGGAGCAGGACTTGTCTTTGATGCTATTACATTCCCAACAACTGCAATAATTAAAATTCCATTCAAATTAGACATATAATGGCAGATACAAATATTTCATCAGCAACAACAAGCAACATGACTGATAATGTCAGTAATTACTCTGTTCCTGCAATGAGTCCTGACGCTGCAACAGGAGCGAAAGAGACAGAATGGATTAATAATAAAGCCTCTCAATATCTCGGTTATTACAAGAAAATCCCTGAACTTAAAAGCGCTGTTTGTGCTTTGGCGACATGGATTGTAGGTAAAGGCTATGAAACAGAAGATACAGGAACTCAGGTCATCTTGGATCATGTAACAGGTTGGGGTGAGGATACTTTTAATTCAATTATGTGGAGCATGCTCGTCCAAAAAAAGATTTATGGGGATTCTTTTGCAGAAATAATAAGAGACCCTGATAAAAAGACATTAATTAATTTAAAGCCATTAGACCCCGCAAGCATAAAAATTATTGCAGATGAGTTTGGAATAATCAAGAGATATGAGCAAATCAGCAAAGTTCCAATAGAAAAAGGGAAAACCCTGCAGAAATTCGACCCTGAGGAAATCCTGCATTTGTGCAATGAGCGTATAGCAGATGAGATACACGGAACTTCCATAATTGAAGCATGCGAGTGGGTTATTTTAGCCAAGAATGAAGCCATGGAAGACCAGAAGAAATTAATGCACAGGAATGTCAAGCCGATAATCTTTTTCAAGCTGGATACAGATGACCAAGCCAAAATTGATGCATTTATTGTCAAGATGGATAACTGCGTCTTAAAAGGGGAGAATATTTATGTTCCAAAAGGAAATGTTGAGTTTGAAATTCTGTCTGTGCCTGCAAATGCAACTTTAAACGCAAATCCATGGATTCAATATCTGGATAATTTCTTTTACAGGGCAGTAGGAGTTCCAAAAGTCGTATTAGGCGGGTCAGAAGAATTTACAGAAGCAACATCAAAGATTGCATTAGTTTCATTTTCCCAGACTTATTATAGGGAGCAGACAGAACTTATTGCTGATTTATGGAATCAAATACAATTAAAAATCAAATTAAATCAGCCTGTATCAATACAGAATGAATTATTAACAGATGAAAGCAAAGATGCAAATTCAATGCAGCCAACTAAACCCGGAGAGATGAATCCAACAATACAACAGGAATAATATGGCAAGAAAAATAACACAAGCAGAGAGAAATATACCTCAAACAAGAAGAAAATTAAGCCCGGAGGAGATTGCAGAAAATTTAAGACTAATGCCCCCAACTCCGTCAATTGTGGATGTAAAAACAGGATTAACTCCTAAACAAGAGAGAATTATTAAATTATATGGGCATCTTAATCCATCTGAGGGGGAAATACTTGGAAAATTAGGAAAAGCCCAATTTGAAGAACTTCCACCTGAAGAAGCAGAATTAATTCCAAAGACAATAAGCGCAGAAGAGATGACTAAAATTAATTTAGAAGCAAAAAAGGGAATGCCTTTGGGAGTTGAAACAGGAAAAACTAAGGAAGGAATAGGACAACTTCAACCATTGGTAACCAGAGAACAGGCATTATTAGAAAAAGATGAACGGAAGATGGGAGAATTTGCGGAAGCAGCAGAAATTGCTATTGGACTCACTGCGCAAGGAATAGATTTGGTTACAAGCACATTTTCAGTAAGAAAACAGGCAGATGTTGTTACAGCAGAAGCCTCTTTTAATGATGCAATAGGGCAGATTGAAAGAAATATAATTTCAGTTGCAGCTGGACGGATGTCTTCTTCTTCTACTAAAACAGATTTTCAACTGGCAAAAACAGCGATTGGGCGTCTGGAAAGTTCGCAAAAAGGAGCAGGCAGGATTAATCTTAGATACTGGCTTGGCGGAGGCAAAGAAGTAGAAGGAGAACTAATTATTTTTAAAGAAAGACTTGCTGAGTTAAAATTGGAGATGGATATATTGGCAGCAACACAAATTGAATTAAGAAGACAGCAGATGATAAATGCCCAGCAATTCAGAGGATAAAATAATGAAAATATCAACACTTTATCCGAGAGATATAATAGCACTGATTGTCTTAGTTGGATGCGGTATATTGTTATACAGAGGCGTGGATGGTTTTGTAGCAGGAGGCGCTATGATGATTATAGGATATTATTTCTCAAAAAGAGTTTATGAAGAAAAACAGGCGTCTAAATGAGAGAACGATTAAAGAATTTTATTTTAGTTTCATTCGCAGGATTAATTGCATTCTGCGCAGGTTATATTGCAGGTTCCATAATAACAACAGGAACAATAACAGGAGTTATTCTTAAAGAAGGGTTTAAATATTTGGATTATAAGAATGTAACCTTTGACATGTCAAAGACAGAACTGATAAGTTATTTCTACAAATATTTTCTTAAAGGCGGATGACATGGAAGCACAGGTTCAAATTAAATGGCAAGGCGTTGAGGCGGTATCGGAAGCATCTTATGGAGAGGAACTCACATCAGATGAAATCAAAAAAGAAAATATATTTAAACCCTGAGATACTGATAGAAACATGATAGAGAAAAAAGATTGGGAAAACATGATATTACAGCTTGAAGCAATAATTAA